CATAAAGGTCGACTATTAGTACAGTACGACCCTAATGGTTATCTAAATACTTCTGAAAATGTACAATATACTGAAGTTATAGATATCGCTGAAACACGCGATTTTGAGATGTGTATCGGCTGGGGTAAATCGGAACCTTTCCTACAGATTGGCGAAGCAGGTTCTCTTGATGGACAATCTGTTCCCATTCGATGGAGGACTGATGGATCTACGGCACCCGTTTCCAATCTTGCAAATGGACAAATAACAATATCAGTTCTGAATGAACTCGTTGTACCAGGTGATCCTGCTGAAGCACCACCAATTCAACTTAATGTTTTTGTCAAAGCAGGAGACGACATGAAATTTGCAGTTCCAGATGGCGATAAGATTAGAGATTTGTCTTTGACACCTTTATTCGTGGATAATACAGTTCCACGTTTGATATCTCAATCTGAAGTGACAACAGACGCAACTACAGATAAGCAATCGATGGAAAATAATCCTGAAGAGACTATGAAATTAGTTCTGAACACTGAAATAGGTGATACGGACCAATACATGAATGTTTTCTTTGGGGAACATATTACATCATTGCGTACATTGTTTAAGCGGTATTGTCACCACGTTACTTGGACTGTACCTGGCTCAGATGTCGATACGGAAGCACTTGGTCATACTTGTATTAACAAAGCTTATCCTTTTTATCGAGCATCATTTGAAACAGGTAGTCATGGCACATATCGTTACATAGGTATTGATGGAAAACCATATTCGGTTAATCCGTCTTCGACACTTCCCTTGACTTATTGTGCACCAGCTTTTGTTGGCTATCGCGGCTCTATTCGTCGTAAGATTGTGAATAACAATCCACAGTACACGAATAGTCGTATGGTTTTAGCTGCGCGCCAACCGTTTCGACTACTAAACCCAGCCCTGACAACCACTTTCTACGACTCTGTCGTGGATTTCACTAAATCACCCAATTCAGCTTTCACATATGCAGCAAATGGAATGGAATTACAGTTGACGAGAAATACAGGATGTATAGAGATTGAATCTCCATTCTACCAGCCTGCGCGATTTCGCAGCACTCGTCACATAAGATCAAGTCGCATTCCTAGTGAAACACTGTTAATTGAAACCTACCAACAACGGGATACAAATATCAATGATACTGG